AAGATGAGCCATTTGTAAATACAGGTGCGATTCGCTTCCATTCCGAATTATCCGGGGGAGGCATTTTGTTTAACGATGGGTGCCAAATGTTTGAGGACACCATATATTTTTTAATAAAATGGAGGAATTTACATGGGAAAGAAAGATGAAATTTTACTTGGGGCATGCGATGTGTATATGTATGAATTTACAGGAACAGAGCTCCCGGAACATAATACAATTGAAACACCGGAAAATAATGTAGGGCATTGCTCAGGCGGCTTTACAGTGAATTACAAACCTACGAAATACGATGTGAAGAATCAGTACGGTCAGATTGTGAAGTCAGCTGTAACAGAAGAGGAAGTATCTGCCAAGACAGGTATTTTGTCCTGGAATCTGAAAAATCTTGCATTATTTTCTACAGCCGTGTTGTCAGAGGATAAAGATAAAAAGATTCGCAAACTTGTGTTTACAGGCGAGGGGAAAGCGCTACGCACTGTTTTATTGCGTGCAGTCCATACAAAGGAAAATGGAAAGAAAATCCGCTTTACCATGATTGGACAAGGTGGTTCCGGATTTGCAATTGCGTGGGAAAACAAAGAGGTTACCGTTGACGCAGAATTAACAGCGGTTAAAAAAATCGACAAATTCTTAGCAAGTTTTGAAGAAGAAATGACGGATGAGGAAGCGGCAGCTATTGCAAAAACATCTGTGAGAAAAAAAGCAGAAGAAGAGGAGGAGAGTAAGTAATGTTAGACTTAGACAAATACATTAATAACTCTTTGAAAATAAAAGTCTTTGGAGAAGAATATGATGTTTTGGAACCAACGCTTGAAATGCTTATGAAAACAGCTCGTATTGAAGCAGATATGACGCAAGAAAACAAGTACGAAAAACAATTGCAGACTGCTGAATTATTGTTAAATCATAACAAACAGGGAAAGGAATTTGGCAAGGAAGAGTTAAAGAAACTCCCATATGAAGCTTTGGTTAGACTAATTGCGGAAATTGCAATATTGCGATTAAAAGCGGAAACAGACCCAAACTTAAAATCCCAATCCCAGACGGAAAAATAGGACAGGCGATTTGTGAAAAATATTTTCCGGTAGAGGATTGGGAAAAAGGATATCATATTAGAACAGGAGCAATAAAGAGAATAAGTGAGTATACGGGACTAAATTTCAACGAAGTTCTTAAGCTCCCTTATTCTTATTTTTTGCTCTTGCGAAAGGAAAGCTGGGTTGCGATGTATCAGAAGACAGAGCAAGGTAGAGAAATTTTGAAAGATTTATGGAGGTTACAGCAGACAGGAGCGGACGAAACCGCAATTAGAAGATTTGAAAGCAGGTGAAACTATGGGAAAGGGAATGTTGAAGCTAGCACCATTGATGACAGAAATTAAAGTGGATATCTCAAATTTCAAGTCTGATATGGAGAAAGCAGGTGCAATCGGTTCAAGTGAAGCGCGAAAGATAAGCAAAGAATTAGAAACTACAACGAAAATCGGAGAGTCTCTATCGAAAACAGGTAGTCTTTTAACGAAAGGACTTACACTTCCGCTCATAGGGGCTGGAACAGCAACTACAAAAATGGCTGTAGACTTCAAAAGTAGTTTTGCAAAAGTAAGCACCCTGCTAGATGATAATGTAGTAGATTTTGGTCAATATAAAGAACAGCTTTTAGATGCAAGCAGTGAATCAAAGGTCGCTGTAGATGAGTTTTCAGAAGCAGTGTATCAATCCATTTCTGCCGGCGTTAATCAAACAAAAGCAATCGGATTTACAACAGAAGCGATTAAACTTGCAAAGGGTGGTTTTACAGATGGCGCGAAGTCGGTAGACGTTCTCACGACAGCTATAAACGGTTACAATCTAAAAACTGAGGATGCGACAAGGATTTCCGATTTGCTTATCACGACGCAAAATTTGGGTAAGACAACAGTGGATGAGCTTGCATCAAGTATGGGAGCTGTAATCCCTGTTGCAGCATCTGTAAATTTTGATATTACAGAACTGTCTGCATCTTACGCGCAACTAACAAAAAATGGTATTGCAACAGCAGAATCAGGAACATACTTAAAAGCTATGCTATCTGAGTTAGGAAAATCAGGCACTGCTACAGATTTAGCTTTGAGAGAATTGACAGGAAAAGGCTTTGCAGATTTAAAAAAAGAAGGAACTTCGACTTCCGAAATCTTAAGTATGCTAACTCAGTACGCTGCAGAAAATGATAAGACATTAAAAGATATGTTTGGTTCTGTAGAAGCCGGCTCCGCTGCTCTTGTCCTTGCGAAAGGAAGCGGACAGGAATACAATGATATGCTTTCGGCTATGGGAAATAGTGTTGGAGCAACACAGAAGGCATTTGAAAAAATAGATGCAACTCCGGCCGAACAGCTTAAGGGAACGTTGAATGAACTTCGCAATGAAGGAGTACGACTTGGAGCGATGTTTGTTCCTGTGATCGAGAAAACTGCAGATATTGTAGGAGACGTGGCGGATGCATTTTCGAATTTGTCAGATGAGCAACAGGATAATATTATCAAGTGGGGAATGGTTTTAGCGGCAACCGGACCAGCTTTAAAAGTAGTTGGTGGAGGAGTGACCACTTTTACAAAATTAGCCAGTGCAGTCGGAGGGGTGTCAAAAGGATTAAAGACATTTGGAACGGCACAGACAGCAGCTGCAACTGCAGCCAAGGGGGCGAGTGCGGTAATAGGGCACGCAGGTTTGACCGGAAGTATGGTCGGATTGCTTGGTACACTTGCTCCGGTTGCGGCAGGTGCAGCAGTGGTCGGCACAGGTATCTATGCGATACATGAAAACAGTCAGCTTATGAATCGTTCTGTGACAGATGCAAAAGAAGATTTGTCTTTGATGGAAGAAATGCTTGCAAAATTAAATGGCACAGAAGTAAAGACCAAGGAAGAGCTGGAAAAATTAAACCTTGTTACAAAGGACTATGGAGATACTTTGTCAGAAGAGTTTGTGAATAATATGGATAAAGCAAGAGAGAAAATGGTAGATTTTAATACTTATCTGACTGGAATCTCTCTCGATGGAGTCGTATCAGCAGAGGAATCGAATGAGTTGATTTCTCGTGTTGAAAGCATGTGTAATGAAACAATCACAGTTATTCAGTCTAAAAAAGATGAAGCACAGAAAAATTTACGTGAGCTATTCATCGCAGAAGACGGTGTGATTGATGAATCAGAACAGCAGGTATTGAATACTTTGAGCGAATCCTACGATGCACAACAGCAGGCGGTACAGGAACACTTGAATGCAATCAATGCAATCAAGCAAGCTGCAACTGAACAAAATAATCAGTTGACAGAGGCACAAATACAGGAATTGTCGCAGCATTACGAAAAGGTAGCGCAAATACAATTACAGACGAATGCGGAAACAAAAGAGGAATTACTTGCTGCTGAGAAAGATTTCCAAAATCAAATAGCTACGATGAATGCTGATCAAGCGAGTGAGCTGCTTAAAAAGAAAGCAAAAGAGCGCGATGAGGAGATAAAACTCATTAAAGAAAAATATGATGATGGGATTAGTCAACTGAAGCTTTATATGGAAACGGCTGATGAGACAGAAAAGCAAATGTATCAGAAGCAGATTGACAATTTGGAAGCATCAAAAGAAAAGGCAATTCAGACAGAACAGGACAAGTATGAGAAGTATTACAACATGGCGTTGGATAGCAATAAAAATCTAGAAGGCGTGATTAATAAATACAACGGAAAGATTTTGACGAACCAAGAGATTGAGAATAAAAAAATACTTGATGAAATGAAGGTAGCTTATGACGGAATAGGAAGTATTACAAAGAGTGGATGTTACTATATGTACAACACAGTCGCAGGACGTTATGAACAGGTTGCAATAAAGGTGGATGAAAAAACAGGGGACATAGTTGCTATGCACAGTAATCTGTCGTACAAAACCGGTTCAGCGTGGAAAGAAATAGGCGAGAGTGCGGAGAAAATGGCACAAAAAGAAGATGCTGCATTTCAGCTCGTTGCTGGCTCGCACATAAAGTATGATGAAACTTCCAATATGGTAATTGATTCCGCGACGGGAATTAAATATGCATTAGAAGAGGTGACAGAGGCTACCAATGGAACGCGAGAAGGAATTTTGAATATAAACGGCACGCCTTACAATATAACTGTAAACAAGGATGGTACAATTGCCGCGTTAGAAGAAATCGAAGCAAAAGCTGATAGTATTGTAGGAAGCCCTAGAGTAATAGAATTTGTGCCTCAGTACCTAAGTGCTGGAGACCGTATCGGGTTGCAGTTGGGGAAATCCCATTATAATGGATTGGATAATGTACCATACGATGGTTATCAGGCTGTTTTGCATAAAGGAGAACGTGTCTTAACAGCGGAGGAAAATCAGGCATATGAAAGAAATGCAGAAATTGATTACAGGAAGATGGAGCAGTGTATGCGGTCGGCAGTAAGGGAATTATCCTTAAAGGTTGGAGAAAGACAGATAGGTAGGGTAATAGACCAAAGATTACGAGAAAGGGGAATTTTAAGTTGAGAATTTATTATAAAAACCATCTTAACGAAGAGGTTGATTTGGATTCAAAAAACATTATTCTCCAATACC